TTCGGCGATAGCCAGGTTAATCATTGCTTCGATCCGCTGCACTTCAGCTTCCTGTCCGCGGTACTCACCACGACGCTTTGCGTTGTAGTAATCGACCACCTGCTGTTGTGTCAGCATGGGCTTTGACTGCGGCGTAGGAGCTGCGGTTGCAGCAGCCTTCGGGCTAACTTGCTTGGCCACGGCGTTGGGCTTTGGAGCGCTTGGCTGAGTGGCTACGAATGCCTTAAACACGGCGGCTGCACGGTCAGCGTTCATTGACTGCTGGGCGGCGTTCAAGGCCGACTGGCGGGGATGCCCGTAGACCGGATCGACCTCTGCGAGCCACGCCAGGAAGGCGTCATTCGCGTTGATCTGTTCCCAGTCAGGAACCATCTTCGTCAGGCGATCAAAGAACGACTGCTCGGCGGTCTGTGCAACGGTTTCGTGCGTGCCTTGAAAGGCCTGCTCTAGTTGCACAAGACGCTGCTCGAAGCGAGCTGCTTGTCCTTGTAATTCGCTTGCAGCGCGACCGAACAAACGCTCGGCAGTGCGCTGCACCATCTCCACCAAGTCGGAACCGAAGTTCTCAACGTCGCGGGGGTCCGCCACCGGTGCTGCGGGTTCACTAGGCTTGGCCTTCGCATCTGCTGCATCGTTCAGCCGGGCCACAGCCGTTTCGAGCTGGGTCCGCAGGTCCTTGACCTGGTGCTGAAGCGTCGGGACTTCACGGTTGAACAAGCCCTGGAGGGTCTTGTACTTGTGCTCCCAAACGTCTTGCTGCGGTTGCGTGGGCTGGGCCTGTGGCTCCGTAGGGGCCGTTGGCTCAGGCGCTTGCTGTTGGGCTTCAGGGGCTTCGGGCGCTAATTCTGCCGTTGGCTGCGGTGCAGCGGGTTCCTGGGGTTGGGGGTTAGCCTGTGCCAGGACGGCGTTAGCTTGCTCGAGTTGAGCCTGAATAGAACGGGGCAATGCCATCAATAATCTCCTGTACCCATCGGGTTTCTCAGGTTGCAAAAAAGCGGTTGGAAATCAACCGCTTGGGATTCAGAGTTTCGCTTTGGCGGCGTCGAACAGATCAATCATCTGCTTCAAAAGCTGGGCTTTGCCTTGGGCTTTGCGCACATCCTCTGCTACTACCAGGACAGCGAGTTCGGCATCGAGTTTGCCTGCCAGCCACTCTCTGAGTTTCGGCTCCCGCGCCAGGCGGGTGAACAGTGCAAATTCGGCTTCTCGGTCCATGTGTGGCAATTCTACAACAACAGGTTAGGAACTTGTCAACAGTTTATTGAGCTGTCGGTGAAAAATTGTCTGTAACTGGTGCCCCATTCATGAGCTCCTGGCCACCGCCAGCCTGTTGGGGCTGCTGCTGCTGGGCCATCTGCATCTGGGCCATGGCAGCACGCTGCTTGATGACCGACAGGCTCGGAACCACTTTGTCGGGGTTGATGTTGAGCGCCTTGGAGGCCTCGCGCAGCAGCTCGGCACGGCCTTCGAGGCCAATGATCTGCATGTCGATGGGATTGCCCGTGAACTGGAGGAACTCGTTGCGGCGGACCTGTGCGGATTCCTTGGTCACAAGCGACAGCGCACCGCGGGCCACGATCTTCAGGTCGCCCTTCAAGTCCGCATCCGGGTTGTACTGGAGCACCCACTGGTAGGCGCGTTCGACCGACGGCGCGATGACGTGGATGTCGATGGAGCTGATGGTCTGCTTGATCTGCTTGGAGGCGTTGCCGATCATCATCGACATGCCTGAGGCCGTGCGCCCTGCCCCGCCCTCGCCGCCCGCCAGGCCCGTCATGTATCGGGGAATACCCGAATACTCGTCGGCCAGCTCGCTGAACTTCTGGAACACGCCCATGAGCTCGTTGGCGTTGCTGCCTGGCTGGAAGAAGTCAATGGCCGGAGCCGAGGAGCCCATCGGGTCGCTCGAGGTCTGCCAGATTTTCCAGGGGTACATCTCGGTGAGGTTGTCGCCGGGCGGGATGCGGTCGACGTTGACCGACACCTGCGGGCCCGAGGCGATGCCCAGGTTGTTGGCCAGCGCACGGGCCGCGCTGTTGCACATGTCCTGGCAGTCGGTGATGCAGTCGAACAGGCTGTTGTGCCAGAAGGCACCGGGCGTGCGGCTGTAGCCGTCGGCGTAGTACGGGCGGCGGGCCAGTGGATCGGGGTTGATGACTGCCTTGATGACGTAGCCGCCGATCAGCCAGGCCTCGACCTCGTACTCCTTGGACTCGTCGGGGACCTCTTCCTTCTTCATACCCCACTCGCGCAGCATCTTGCCGCTGACCGAGCCCCAGTACTGGAGCGCGTCGATGAGGTCAGAGCGACCCTGGTCGGCTGCCAGGCTGTCGCGGCCTTCTGCCGAAGCACGCTGGTTGTCGACGTTCAGCCACTCGTGCAAGCCGCCCGTGCCGTGCAGATCGAGCACAGCGCGGATCGCATCGTCGTTGTAGCCGTCCACGCCCATCATGGAGTTCAGGTTGGTGCGCGAGAGCTTGTGGCGCTCGATCAGGTAGCCGTCGTGGACCGTCTTGTTCCAAGGGCTTGGGTAGATGTTGAACGGATCGACCCGCTCCCACTCGACCTTCTGCTCGGAGGTGGTCTGCGGCTGGAACGTGCCATCTTGGCCCTGCACCCACTTGAGCGTCGGCGTGTTGCGCACGACTGGGCCCTTCATGAACGCCGTCTTGAAGACCATCAGGTCGTCCAGGAACTGGTCCAGGGCTTCCATCCAGCCGCCTTCGACCATCATGTCCTCGATGGTGGTCTCGGCACGCTCGGCGTAGATGCGGGCGGTGTCTTGAATCTGGTTCTCGAGCGCCTGCTTGGCGTCGGTGAGTCTTTGGCGGATGTCGGCAACGGACATCGGCATGCCACCCATCTCGGCCATGGCCACCTCGGCGTAGACCGCCTGCATGATCTCGTTGACCTCGGAGGGCGGCAGCTCCGGCTTCGGTGTTGGGGTGATGGACCAGGGCTTCTCCGTACCCGCGCCGATCAGCACATCCACCAGCAGCGCCTTGGCCTGGCGAGCCTTGGTGGCGAACAGCATCATGTAAATCTCTGAGCCGCCCTGCTTCTTGATGCGTGCCAGAACGTCCGGATCGTACTCACCGCGGCGCGAGCGCACAGCCGACAGCATGGCGTCCTCGACTGTCTCCTTGGCCTCTTTGGCCAGGGTCCAATGGCTCTTGATGTGGTTCACCAGCGACTGCATCACCGGCTGGCTGTTGGCAGCGTCAGCCCGCTTGATCGCCTCCGCGGTCGCGGTCTCATCGGCCATCATGTCCGACAGGGATTTGATCGGCAAAAAGCCCCCGATGTTGTTGATCCGGGGGGCCGAAGGAGGCGTCAAGCCGAGAGTCTGCATGGGTAAGTCCTCACACCACAATTTGCCATATCATACTTGACAAGGTGTTAGTATGTATAGTCGGTTTTTGTGATCTCGCGCCGACCGGACCCTTGGGCGACCCCGCGCACGTTCATGTCGATGATGGCATCGGCGTACTGGTTGGCGTCGTGGACGTGGGAGAACTCGTTCTTGTCCGGCTTGTCCTCCATCTCGCCGTTCTTCTTGATCTTGTACCGGTAGCCATACCGGAACCCCTTGATGAGCTTCTCGCAGCCGGGGTCGACCAGGTACATCGCCTTACCCTCCAACTGCTGGTTGAGCAAGCGCTCGACACCCTGCACCCGCTTTTCTGGGTCGTTTGTCGGTGGCCGCACGCACTTGAACCCTGCCCTCTTCAGCGAGTCCACCAGGCTCATCTCGTTTAACTGCTGCTTGGCGAAGCCCGCCGGGTCAGGAGCGCACACGAAGGTGCAACCCGCAAAGTGGTTGGCGATGTGCGCGTTGAGTCGGGTGTTGATGAAGGTCTCGATGCCCATGTTCTCTGCGGTGAGCTCGCCAAGAGTGAGCACACGCCCCCGCGGGTCGCGCTGCTTGAATACGGCTGACGGCGTGCGTCCAAAGTCCACTCCGATGATGATGGGGTAGCTGTCGCCGCGGATCGGGATGAGTTTGTCCTTGGCGACGTGAAAGTCGTAGGTGAACGTCTTCTCGTAGACCGGGGTGCCGGAGAGGCTTCGCCCGTACTCCGAGCGCAGGTACACCCGCAGCCAGTCTTCGCTCTTGCCTGGAATGATGTTGGGGTAGTACTGCTTGGGCAGGTGATTGTAGTTGTCGCACTCGGGGTTGACCACCCACTCCTCGCCGTCCTTGTCCAGCAGCACCTCTTCGGGCTCTTCCTTGAACAGCTCGATGTATCGGTCGGGCTTGATGATCGCCGCGGGCTGCTTGTAGATCGCCCAGTTCGATGGGGGCTCTTCCATCTTGTCGTGCCACCAGGTGTCCTCATCGGGCATGTTGGTGTCGAACAACGCACACGACCTGGTCGGCCCGCCGTCCTTCATTGACGGGTATCGGTTCAGACGACCCAGCAGGCCGTCGACAACCTCGCTGTGCAGCTCGCGGCTCTCGTTGCCCCACAGGAACGTGGTCTCCAAGGACAGCGCTTTTCGCACGTCATCCGGGGTGTCCAGCGCGATGAACAGCCACTCGGACTCTACCTGGGTGCCATCTGGCAGTTTGGCCATGAGGATGAACGTCTTCTCCACGGCCTTCCAGATACCGGCCTCCCCGGGCGGCAGCCAGTCGAACACCGTCTTGCGGGTCGTCAGCGCCAACTGGTCAGCAGTGTTTCGCACGATGACAGCGCGGGTCTTCCTGACGTTCTTCGCGTTGGGTGCCTGCCCGCATGCCAGGCGCACGAGCTCATGCACGCATGTG